GTTTCCCAGTCACGATCATGCGCATGAGGATGGTTAGTTGGCCTTTGTGATTATGAAGATCTTCAAGAGAACTTACATAATCTAAGGAGTCCAAAGAATCAATCATTGAGTCAATGTCCTCCATTAGCAGTTTCCAACCATTTCTGCTAAATAGATCGAAATAATCTTCGTATTGCTTTTCTAGAGAGTTATCCACAAGGGTCTCCTATATATACTAGTAATTATAACATATTTTTTAAGATTTGTCAACGGGTTTCTTCCTAGGAGCCCTAGGGGACGCCTTAGGCGCCCTCTGGAGTTCCTTGACCTGCTCCTGCAAATCCTTGCATTGCTTCTGGAGGTCGTTGAGTAGCTTGCTGTGGTTGTCCAAGACCTCTAGAGTCTGTCTGGGCGTTAGCATTTGCATTTCCTTTGATATCAATTTCTTTTTCTTTCAGCATTAGTTCTGCAATGCGAGCTCTCTTCTGGAACTCTTTCTCATCTGCATCACCTTTCTGAAGGTTTGTGCTAAGGGCTTTAATACGATCAGTTTCAGCATCGTACTGTGCCAAAGCAGCTTCTGTAGCGTTCTTCTGAGCACGAGCTTGGAAGTCAGCGGCTTGTCCTTTGAATGCTTCAGTCTGAGCCTGTTGCATTGCCATCTGAGCTTGTGCTTGCATCTGAGCCATTTGCTGTGCTTGTGGGTCAGGTTGAGCAGCTTGCTGTAGGCGAGCAATAAGTTCTTCACGGTTAGCTAGGTTCATGTTGTCTACGATAGACTCAATCAACGCAGGGTACAGTGGAGACTCTGGACTCATTGTTTGTAGTAGCTGTACTAGCTGTGTTACTTCGTATTCACGAGCAATGATGCCTAGAGACGAACTAGCTACGAACTGGTAGTCTTTCACTGGGTAACGCTCTGGATCGAACTGCATGTAACGGTAAGCAGCCTTACGTACAAACGGTAACAAGAATGATTCTTGGAAGTTAATCAAGGTACGCTTATGGCGCTTGATTAGAGCACCAAGGCTCATTGAGATACCTGCAGCAGTAGCATCACCATTGATGGAACCTGAGATACCTGTCGCATCCACAGCACCTGTTGCTTGCTGTACCATCTGCTGAAGTGCAGCGGCTTGGTTGAATGTATTAGGATCAAGATTACCAAACTTAAATGGTTGTAGGATCTCAGCAGGATTACCGTTAGTTAGAACAGTTTTTCCTGGGCGTATCTCCATCTTAGTTCCACGAGGGAGACGAGAAGCATCTACAGCCATCATTGGGTGTACTGTGAGTGCTAGAGCATCAATACGAGCACGTAGTTCAGTATCAAGTGCTTTCTGGCTATTGTAGCCCTTCTCACATACGCCACGGCCCCAGAAGCGTGATGGTACTGAGTCCCAAGAGAAAGCAACCACTGGACGATCTTGCATCATGTATGGGTTTGCTTCAACCTTGAGAAGAGTACCACCATTAGCAATAACGATAACTGCTTCTGTGTACTTAGGCTTCTCCTCTCCCTCAGGAGTCAATGCTACAATTTCTTCACCTTCTTCGGTTGTAGCATCTTCAAACAAGTACGTAGGTACAAGACCATAGTACTTAGTAAGACGTACTTTGTTGTCACTGTAGACAGACAAAGATAGATCTGCTTCTAGGTCTTCATCTGGAGCATCAACGGTGATCATCTCGTCACGGTAGACACCAGCCTCCTGAAGCTGTTCTACTTGGTGCATTGGGACGAACTCATCAATCGCAACACCTAGTGCTTCTTCAATAGAAGTCGCTGCGGGGTCGATTAGGAAGTTCTGTGGTAGTACTGGACGTAGTTTAACGACTGTACGCTCACGCTCAGTAACACCTACGGCAGTTGCCTGACCGTCCATGATTGGTTGAGTTGCAGGACGAATATCTTTTACTTCGTCTAGTACAATCTCACCTACGCCTGTACCGTAGATTGCAGAGTTAAGGATACATTCTGCTACTGCTTTACGAATCTTACAGTATTCAAAGTCTTCGGTCATTAGCTGGCGCAGGATTTGGACATCTACTGCCTCAGCATCACCTTTGTTGTCTTTGAGGTCGAACCATTTGCCACGACCAAACGTAGCTTCTTCAACTTCAGCAACTGAGGACTCTACTGCTTGCTGTAGGGCAGGAGAAATGATCTTACTACGCTCAGACTGACGCATAGAATCAGAACCATCCCAGATGCCACGCCATAGGCGGTAGTATTCCTCGAATTGTTCCTTATAGTTAGATTCGTAGTGGTCACGCCAGTTATTGGCTTTATCCATGACCCAATCTTCGAGGGTTTGTTCAATGAGAAATTCATTCTCTTCAAAATTCATAACTTAGTATCCTGTTATTGGGTCTAGTATTTCAATTTCATCTTCTTCGTAATCTACATAGTAACTAATCTTAGCTAGTTGGTCTATGTAGGCCAAGGAGTCTATCAAGTCATCGTGGACTAGTGGGTTAGGGAACTGGAATAACTGATCACAAAACTCAGTATTCCATTCGCCTTCACTCAAGGTGATCTGAGCATTCTCAAATCGACCCTGCAGGGCCCATACAATCCTGTCGATCTTCTTTTGGTTGCCGTGGGTTAGTTCCTCGATGCGGAAGTAACGCTGATGTGCCTTCATTAGGTCAGTGATGTAGGGTAACACTGCATTCTTAAGTGCTCCCTTCTCTATTCCTATGGACACTGGCTTGTACTTGTGTACAGCATCAAAGATCTTACGAGCAGTCTTCTTGATATCCCATCGACCATATATGATATCTGCTACGTACCAACCATTAGTATTTGCTTTAACAACGCTGATGGCTGTTTGGTCGAGTTTCTTTGCTTTACTCGTGTTTGCATGAGCTACATCGGCAAAACCTGCAAGGTCGACTGCAATATAGTAGTCACCCTCATCTGGTTCTTCACCGAAGGATACCCAATCTTCCTTAAATATCTCTGAGCCCAAGGCTTCAAAGGATGCCATGAATTCCTGACGGAATGCATAGGAAGACATACTCTTCTTAGCTACGTCAATCTCTTCAGGATCTAGAAGTGGATTGTCATAAGAAGTAAAGTGCCAAGCTCTGTATGTTGGGTCATCATCGGCAGCAGCGTAAGTGTATAAGTCATAGAAGTGATTCCTGCCCATTGGAGTACCAATGAACATTGCATCACCCTTTTGGTCGGCAAGGGCAGGTCGAAGGATCTGCTCCCAGACCGTGGGCTTCATATCAGCATATTCATCGAGCACTAGAAACTTGAGTGACACACCACGCATAGTCTCAGGTCTATCTGCACCCTTAAGTGCAATGGTAGCTCCATTAATCAATGTAATCTGAAGGTTATTAATGTGTGTACTCTTGATCACTGGATGCGCTAGTTCCATCAGTGTCTGCCACATGATGTCCCTTGCTTGCCCTTGTGTCGGAGCGACATAGAAGACATGACCTTTAGTGGCCTGAAGGGCGTAGATGATCAACATCCATGCAGCTAGTCGTGATTTACCTGTACGACGACCAGCAGCTACTATCTTAAAGCGAGTGGAGTCATTCCAGACATCCTGTTGCCACGGGAGTAGCTCGACATTGAGTTCATTGCTCACTGTAGTCTCCATCGATCACATTGTCATCGTCATTAGAAACTACTTGAGTGTCGCCCCCGACACCAGTAATGTTGATTTGGATAGCATTACGACCACCACCTTTAACGACATCCTTCTCAAAGGCTGCTGTGGGTAGTATTCGGTCCATGACTAGCTTCCATGCTGCTGCTTGGTTCTTATGGTCATCGTTAAGTGCTGCATCAAAGATAGCATCTAGTACTTTACGACTCTTAGGTGATGCCAACATCCTAGCTTTATATTCGTTGATGATCGAAGCATCACCTTTAGGACGACCAACCTGACCTCGACCACCTTTAGAGTTAGCCTTTAAGGTTGTCTTTTTTGGTCGACCTATTTTTTTATCTTGGTTATTGTCTTCAGACATACATTCTCCTACTTAAGGGTGCTTAAGGGTGTATGATTATGGTTTAAGGAGGAATAATACTTAACGATCACTCATTGGTGGGTTAAGATTACTTAAGTATATGTACTAATTATAACATATTTTTCTTCAGATGTCAACTTATTCTATTGTGCCCCCGCCTGTGTCCCTTTGTCAAGCCCTTGAGGGTACTTTTATTCACATATTTATACATTAGAATCCCCTTAAGAATCAATTCCTTAAGTGTTTCACACAGGTGTTTCACAGGTATGCTACTTTTTATTATTTTAGGGTCCAAAATTACCCTATTTTGTGCCTGAGTAGGTACATAAATATATTCTATAGCACCACGAGGGCCCCCGGGGTAGGCAAAAGTTACCCACAGGATATCCACAATGACTTATCCACAGGAGTTATCCACAGGTTATCCACTTGTGCATAAGTTATCCACAGGTTTACCCACAGGGGAGATATCCACAGGGTTATCCACAGGCATGCATTAGTGTACTAGTGTGCTGATACAGTATCCAAAAGGTAGAGTGTGAGGGTGCGTATGGGATCGTGACTGGGAAACTTTTGCCTACCC